TGATGCAGAGATATTTGATAATAGAACTATGGATATTGTATCTTTGTGTGAGATAAAGACAATGAGTCTTAATATGGATGATATAAAAAGAGTTAGAACATCTGTAAGGAAGATACAGCATTGTCAAAAGGAGGCACTTCATAGGGCTTTACCTTTATGTATAGCTTGGAGGTTTAACGATGGTATAGGCTATATATGGTTAAGAGAGATAACAAAAGCCACAGTTGAGTGGGGTGGCATGAAGAACCCACGACCAGGATCTATATGGGATAAGGAACTCCTGTTTTATATAGACATAGATTTATTAACAATAATTAAATTTTAGAGATGAACAAGCAACAAAAAGATCAAGAAAAAATTGAAGAAAAGAATTACAAGTATTTAAAATTTGACTGCGAAATGAGGTCAAAGGCAGTAGAGATAGCAATGTCTTTACCTACAAGTAAAAACGCTAAATCTCTTTTAGATAACTCACGTAAGATTTCTAATTATATATTCAATATAGGTGACGCACTTAAGGAAAAGAAATAATTTGTATCTTGCCTCTTATAAATAATATAATATGGCAAGGAATAAATTAGCAGGAACTAAGGTAGGTAAGAGCAAGAGTGCTAAGTACTACCAAGACAATCCTGATGCTAAGAAGAAGAAAGATGAGTATAATGCTAAGTATGGTGCTAGCTTATCTAGAAAACTTTACAGAGCTTTTCTTAACGCTATGAATAAAAAGAAAGGCAAGAAGGGTGATGGTAAAGATGTGTCTCACACTAAGAAGGGAGGTACAACATTAGAATCTCAAAGTAAAAATAGAGCTAGGAATAGAGGTAAGAAGTAATTATTTCATATCTTAGCTTAATGCGATTCAAGAGAAGAAAAGGAAAGCAGATAACTAAAGCTAAGAAACACGTTGCAGATGGAATCACATTTGCCTCTGGCTTAGAGCTTTACTGCTACAGAGCCCTTAAAAAAGCAAAGATCCCCCACGAATATGAAGGAAAAACCTTCGAGCTTGTAGAAAAATTCAAGTTCGAGGGTATCCTTATGGACAAGGGGAAAACAAAAGGTAAAACTACCTTTAAACAAAAGCCTGGTAACATAAGAAATATATCTTACACTCCAGACTTTATTAATTTAGAGAAAGGTTTTATCATAGAAACAAAAGGAATAAGAACCCCTGAGTTTAAGATGCGATTCAAGCTGTTTTTAAAGTATCTTTATGATACCGATCAAAAATTAGACGTATATGTCCCATCAAATCAAAAGGAGGTCGATATTACAGTCGATACCATCTTAGGTCGGGGTTCTTTTAAAAAATAACTCTCCAACCTTATTTATTAATAAGTTTTTCGGATTTAATTTACAGGAGAGTTTATTCGATGAGCAAGCTGCGTGAGTGCTGCAATATATTCATATTGAGGGAGGTACAAATAACTCTGCGGTTATCACCTCCCTTAATATTTTTTTTGAAAAATAATATAGTAATGTTACACGACAGAGACGAAGCTTTAAGAGAGGCGTTAAAAAGATCTGATGAATCTAAAGAGAAATTATTTGAATCTTGGATTATAGATTCAGAAGAGAAAGGTGCTAGCCTTGAAGATCAAGCAAGGCATACTGATTGGGAGGATGATGAACATTAATCCCAAATAACATAGAAGCATATAACTCCAGCAAATAGCTGGAGTTCGTTGTATGGCATAGATTCTGTCGGAGCAAATAGTCTAAATCCAAACACTACTCCATTGATTAATTGTATACCTATTTCCATACAGCTAATATAGTAAAAAAAAAGGAGGGAACTACCCCTCCTTCTTAAACAACCAAAAAACTAATCTATGAATGCGAACAAAACAGCAAACTGTTCCAGAATGGAACCTTAGAAAAGTATTACAAATTTAGTAATTAAAATTTACTATTTATACATAATCAATAAAGAATCTCTATTTTTCCCGTTATAAACATTATACATAACTTTATCTATAACGTGTGATGGTACTCCAGCCTTCCTAAGTATCTCTCTACAATTATTCTTCCCCTCACTTAGTGGCACTCCATATCTTCTAGCTGTAGCTACAACATCAACAAGATTGTTGAAGTATAAAGACATCTTAGGATCGAAGGTATCAGTGCCAGGTCTTAAAGCGTTAGGTAGAGATAAATCTTTAACTCTTAAGTCATAACCTTCACCCTCAGATCTACTTCTCATGTCAGAGTAAAGATCTCTAGCTCTAAAGTATAGAGCTTTATTAACGTCAATAGTGCTTATTCTTAAACCTACGGTTGCTAAAATTTCATGGTAAGTTATCTTCTCACTATGTTCTTTCATGGAATCGTTTATTGTCACAGCTCTTTTTATAGCACCAGGACCTAAATCTTTTCCTATATACATACTGACATCAAAAAGTATTTTATTTAAATCATCAGTAGGGTTATAAACCTTGTTGCCTTTATTTTGTCTCACCTCTTCTATAACTTGCAGAGCCATGTCCTGACTAAGGAATGTGTTAGCTAAAGTCTTTCCAATTCTAACTATAGCGTTTTGCTTATCAGGCGAGTTCATATCTGAGAATGCAACTCTTAAAGCGTCCTTAACAATACCACCACCAGACAATCTTGAAACGTTCATATATTGAACGTAAGCATTTCCGTTATTCTCACCAGAGTAACCCTCGTGATCAGGCGTAAAGTAACCTTTCTCTATAGGTACAAGCTTAGAATCTTTATCCCAAGGAGCCGTCAGGTGTCTTAATCCGTAAGTTTCTATATCGTCATCCTCATCATCTCCACCCATACCAAACAACATTGACATTGCTGTAGCTGTAAGGGTTTCCATAAAGGTTAGTGCTGACAGAGAGAAAGCCATTCTTTTAGCTCCCATCAACTTTACCTTAGGATTATTACTACCCATCTCCTGCAATGCTAATTGTAAAGCGTTCTTAGTACATCGTATAGCTTCAGACTGAAACGCAACGAAGGTACCAACAATAGGGCTACGACCAATCGCTCTAACTATAGAAGGAACCATGTCGTAGTTAGGGTAAGTATTCCTTGTGTTTCTTGCAGCTATAGCTGTAGCCTCAGCTTCACTCATACCTGCATCCATATACCTAGATTTCTCAGTCATGAATCCAAATATCTTAAACATATCATCCTCTGCCTGGTAAGCTTTAGTTGCTGCCTTATCAAACCATCTAACACCTTTTAATAATGTAGTCCCAACCTTTTCAGCCTTTCCTTGATTCATTTTATCCAAGAATGATGTAACATCTTTCCCTGCAGCTATGTCTTGACCTATCTGAACAATTTCAGCTAAGGAGGCAGAAGAACTAACAACACCAAGGGATACTAACTCTTGATAGAATGCCTCTCTCTCTTTACCACTAAGATTTGTTATCTCACCTATAGCTGTTCTTGCGGCATCGTAAAACTTAATAGGGTTTACATGACCGTTAGCTAAAGAGAAAAACGTGTTACCTATAAGGTTAACAGCGTGAGTTCCTGGGTTATGTACTGTAGCAAACTTCTTAGATCCATAAACAAATGTCATCCAAACCTTATAAGCTTTAGAATCAAATAGAGCGTTGCTCTCATAAGCGTTAAGCATAGCAAACATCTCGTTGTCTACAAACTTACCCTCTAGTGGTCCCCACTTCTTGCCCTCTAGTTTATTTCCTATTCCAGGAACCTGAGATGTTTTATCATCATCTATATTTGGATCAGCCACAAACTTACCCATACCCATCTGTATAAGATCTTCATATAACTGATGAGAGGTTACCGTCCTAGCTAGTTTAGATATTGTATTAACATAGTTCTCGTATGGCTCGTGTATCTCTCCAAGTAAGTCTCTAATCTCTTTAGGAAGATCTTCGTTTCTTTCTTTGAATATATCGTTAACCCTAGTCATAGAACTACCGATACCCATGTTTCTTTTAAAGGAAACAGCACTCATCTTATCTTTAACAAGGTTATCAACCATTTGCTTTGCACGAACCATAGCATCTTCCTTACTCATACCTTTATCAGACATAAGTTGGTTAGCTACAAATAACTCAGCACGTCTTATAACCTCCTGGTCTGCCTGTCTCCAAGAGCTACTCTCATATTTTTTATAAGCTCTGGTTAAATAGAATCCAAGGTTACCCTCTATAGTGTACTTCATTGGTCCACTAACTAAACCATTCTCATACAAATAAGTACTTAAGGTGTCTATATGATCTCTAACCTGCATTACAGCCTGTCTTAATTTTGACTGCTCAGGAAGTTCCATTATCTTATTTATATTACCTATAAGATCATTTAAACCTTCAGGCGTTAAGTGAGACAACATAGCTTCCTGCTGTTGAGCTGTAGCTTGCTGATACTCAGGCGTTGCCTTTATCCTTTTCTTCTCTTGTTTAACAACAGCTTTAAGATTCTTTTGATTCTTATTAGCTATAAACATCTGCTCATCAAGCTTACCTCTAGATAAAATAACCATCTCTTTTATCTCAGAGTTAGAGTGCATACCTTTAGGTTTGGCAAATAATTGAGTGGCTCTTATAGAGTAAGGTCTATCTTTATCTTTAACCTTTGTCATCCATTCTCCAAGTGCGTAGTCTGCATCTATGATAGGTTTTGTTAGATCCCACATTATAGCACCAAGTCCAGAGACGTGAACATCATTCTGATCTTGATCGTTAACCTGGAACCTATCATCTAATATCTCAACTGGATGCCAAGAGGATACTGTCTTACCACCAACGTGGTCATATATAAACCCTTGGAAACCAAGAGATTCTGCAACCTTAGCAACCTCTTCAAAGGTATTTATTGGTTGAGTCTGAGGATCTATTTTCTCAAACCTAGAGTTATCAAATGTTTCTTTTACTAAAGAGTTAATGTTTTCAGAACCAAGTGGATAGGTAACTGTAAAGCTAATGCTTTCAACGCCAGCTCTATCAGTAGTCCCGTCCTCGTTCTTCTTATATCTGTAGTTCTCAGTAACATCTCCAAAATCTATAATATCATTTAGACCCATGTCTTTAGCTAGGGATCTAAACTTTGATATTGCCATGTCAGCACTCTCAAGTGTTGTAGCATCTAAGGTTATAGTAGCCTGAGTTTTATCTCCACTATTTCTCTTAACCTCTATATTATTCTGAGCCATTTCATTCAACCCTAAAGGGTCTTCAGTTAACGGGTACAGTCTATCTACAGGGAATACTGTAGTGTTCTTGTAGTGACCACCTACAACCCCTTCTTTTATGTTAGGATCGGTGTAGAAGAATACCCTTGACCTACCCCAAGTTCTATACTCTTGCTTAGAGTAAGAGTTCATTACTGCAGACCTTGGATCTACAACGTCAAGTTCACTATCAGAATAGTGGTACATCTTTATCATACCCTCATCAATTTGAATATCAGGGTACTTAGATTCTATATCAGAGTATGTAGACTTTAATACAGTCATCTGATCTTCAGATATATTTCCACCTGCCTGGAACCTCATTGTACCAACCTTATCAGTTGCAGCTTTAAGTTCTGGGGTTAGGTTTATTACTGTGTTAT